GCACGCCGCAGGACATCGACCAGGTCAACGCGCTCAAGGTCGCCTCGGTCGAGGGCGCGCTCATCTTCATCCAGGAGAACGCCCAGGACTCGGACAACAAGACCGAGTTCCGCTTCCACAAGGTGAGCCTCTCCGCGGACGGCGACCTGTCGCTCATCTCCGACGAGTTCGGGACCATGAGCTTCACCGGCGTCGCCGAGGTCAACAGCGGCGTCAGCGACACGTCGAAGGTCCTGACCGTCAGGACCTACGACCAGTCGGCCTGATCTGCCTGACGTGACGACACAGCCCGGGGCCAAGGTCGGCCCCGGGCTTCCATAACCCGAACCCAAGCAGACAGCAACATGGGCTGGAAAGACAGAATGACGTTCCGAGGCAAGCGGGCCGTCGAACACGAAATCGAAGGGCAGACCTTCAACTTCTACCCGAACCGCATCGCGCTCCTGGAGGAGGCCGCGAGCCTGAGCCAGCCGGTGGCCGACGCCTTGCTCACCCTCATGGGGCGGAACCAGGGCGACGAAGGCGGCAGCAAGTTCACGCGGCAGTCGGACGGCGACTTCTCGCGCGAGGACAGCGAGGTGCTCGAGGTCTCCGTCGAGCTGCTCGAGTACCGGCGCAAGGAGCGCAGCGAGGCGCTCGAGAGCCTGTTCGGCGCCCTCGGCGACCCGCGCTCGAGGCTGCTCCTCGGCAAGCTGCTGATGGACTCGCTCCGCGACGAGTTCGAGTTCAAGCCCAACCGCACGGCGGCCGAGGTCGAGGAGTTCCTGTACGGCGACGGGCAGGGCTACGACGGCCTGGACACGCCCGCGCTGATCTCGTTCCTCATGGGCTGGATGAAGGCGAACGCCCGCGTCTTCGGCAAGTCGGGGGAGAGCCTGGTCGGCCTGGTGAAGGCGAAGCTGGAGAACCTCCGCGTCGAGTCCCTCTCGGCGATGGAGGAGACCAAGCCGACCAATGGCGACAGCTCCAAGACGCCTTCGTCGCCGCAGTAGCCTTCGGCTTCACCCCTGAGTACCTCGACCGTCTCGACCTCCTCCAGTTCAACGCCCTCATGCACTCCATCAATCGCAACAAAGGCCAGCTCCGCGTCGCGGAAGTCTGGGACGGATGGGCAGGCAGCCTGGAGCACAAGAACGTGAAGAAATACACGCGCGAGGTGTCCAAGCAGTACGGCAACGAGGTCGCGGACGAGACCAGCGACTTCCTGCGCGACTTCGGTAGGGGGTCTCGCTGATGGCTCTGGATAGAGGAGGTCTGAACTACTCGATCAAGGTCCGGGACGAGTTCTCCAAGAACACGATCCGGTTCCGCGACGAGCTTGCCAAGTCGAGGCGAGCGTTCCGCCAGTTCCGCACGGAACGGGCGCGGAACGTCCGCAACGCGGCGCAGGCCGAGAAGGCACAGCTCCAGGTCTCCCAACAGCAGCTCCGCCTCGAGCGCGAGAAGCTGCGCAACCGGGAGGTGCAGGCGCGCCTTGCGCGGCAACAGGCCGCCGAGGAGCGCCGCATCGCCCGGGAGCGCGCCACCGCCGAGCGCCGCACGCAGCAGACGCTCGACCGCACCAACCGCGCCCGCTCGCAGGCCGTGCGCCAGCAGCGCACGCTCACCCGCGAGACGCGCAAGACCGACAAGGCCGCCGGCGGCCTGGCGTTCAAGTTCCGCCGCCTGGTGGGCACGCTCGCGGTCTTCACCCTCGCGCGCGAGGCCGTGGCAGGCTTCAACCGCCTGGTCGCCAGCGCGGTCCGGTTCAACGACACCATCGAGGGCGCGACCCTCGGCATCGGCGGCCTGATCACCGCGGTCGGCGAGGTGCGCGACGCCCAGGGCGAGCTGGTCGAAGGCGCCGAAGGGTTCGCCGTCGCCACCGGCATCGCGCGCGAGCAGGTGGCCGCGCTCCGCCAGGACAGCCTCCGCACGGTCGCCACCTTCGAGGAGCTGCTCGACACCTTCCAGGTCGCCGTCGGCCCTGGCCTCGCCGCGGGCCTCGGGCTCGACGAGGTGCGGACGCTCTCCGTCCAGATTTCGCAGGCGGCCACGGCCCTCCAGGTCCCGCAGAACCAGCTCGCCGAGGAGATCCGCTCGCTGCTCTCGGGCACCATCCAGGCGCGGACCACGCGGATCGCGACGGCCCTCGGGATCACCAACGAGGACATCCGCCAGCTCAAGGAGGCCGGCACCCTCTTCGAGGAGCTGACCGGGCGCCTGGGCGAGTTCTCCCTGGCCGCCGAGGAGGCCGCCAAGTCGACGGTGAGCGGCATCAGCACGCTCCTCCAGGGCGCCCTCTCGGAGGCCCTGGGCCAGGCCGCCGCGCCGCTCACGGAGGGCCTCCTGAGCAGCCTGCGCGACGTGTTCGACAACGTCGTCACCGTCCGCGACGAGCTGGGCAACCTCCGCCCCAACCCGCAGTTCGTGCGGGCCTTCCAGCCCATCTTCGCGGTCCTCAACGACGCGCTCGGCGCCATCCGGCAGGTTGGAGAGGCGCTCGGCTTCGAGGGTGCCGCCACGATCGGCGACCTGGTGGGCGCGCTGGGCACGGGCCTGGTCGAGGCTGGCCGCTCCGTCGGGCTGGTGTTCGCCGGCCTGGTCGAGGTCGTGCAAGGGGCGCTCGACGCCTTCGACGGGCTCATCTCCGCGCTCGACAGCCTCGCCGGCGAACAGGGCAGCCTCTCCTTCCTTGAGGGACTGCTCGCCGCCCTGCGCCTCGTGGGCTTCGGCTTCAACGTGATCGCGTCCGGCTTGGGCCAGCTCATCGACGCGCTGCGCCTCGCCGTCCTCCAGATCCGCAAGTTCTTCTCGGTCGGCTCCACGCCTGAGATTGACGCAGAGACCGATCGGATCCTCGGACGCATCCAAGACCGCGACACCGACCTGCGCGAAGATGGCCGGGAGTTCGCCAAGGGCATCGCCGACCTCTTCAACGAGGACCCCATCCCGCCGCCCCCGGGCGCCGAGACCGGCACGTCCACGCCGCGCCCCCAGCCGGGCACGCAGCAGAACGAGGACCGCCTCATCGCCCTGCGCAACGAGGTGCAGCTCAACCGCGACCTGCTCGCCATTCGCGGCGAAGGGGTGGCCCTGTCGCGCCAGGTCTCCCAGGAGCAGCAGACGGTCCGCGGCATCACCGAGCAGATCCTGCGCCTCGAGGCCCAGCGCGCCAGCGAGGCGCGCGAGTTCGCCAACAGGCTCCAGGAGTCGCAGAGGCAGATCGACGCGGCCGGCGACGGTCCGCTGGGCGACCAGCTCCGCGAGACCCGCACGCTCGAGATCCAGCGGTTCTCGCTCCTGAGGCAGATCGGCGCCCAGAAGCTGCGGGAGCTGGAAACGTCGCGCGAGCTGGCCCGCATCGAGGCCCGCCGCGCCGACCGCGAGCGCGAGGCCGCCTTTCGCGCCCGGAGCCGCGCCAACGCCGCCCGCCGGCGCCGCGAGCAGGCCGAGCGCGACCGGGCCCGCCAGGAGTCTGGCGGCTCCCTCGGCGAAGGTCTCCAGGCCGGCGCCCTCCAGTTCGGCGCCCAGTTCGCCTCCGAGTTCCAGGCCGGCATCCAGCTCGCCCGCCAGTCGCTCCAGTCGTTCGCAGCCTTCGCGAGCCAGACGATCGTGGACGCCTTCGACCCGACGCAGGACCTGAACCTCCAGGAGCGCATCGCGCGGTTCCTCCAGCAGATTGCGCAGACCATCATCCAGCAGGCCATCCAGATCGCGATTGCCCGCAGGGCGCTCGAGCAGCAGCAGGCGGCCATCCAGTCCGCAGCGGCCTCCGGGGCCACCGCCGGCTTCAACGCGGCGCCCGGGATCATCGGCGGCCTTCTCGGCTTCCCTGGCTTCGGCGGGCGGGCCCAGGGTGGCCTGATCCCCCACAACATGCCCCAAGCGCGCGGCTACGCCACGGGCGGGCTCGCGCGGCCCTCGCACGTCGCCCCCAGCGACACCGTCCCGGCCTGGCTCACCCCCGGCGAGTTCGTCATGCGCAAGTCCGCGGTGGATTCCATCGGAGTCTCCACGCTCGCCGCGCTCAACTCTGGTAGCGTTGGGGTGAAGGGCTCCGGCGACGCCGCAGGCTCTCCTGGCGCGGCCGGCATGGCCTCCGGCGGGGTCGTCCAGAGCACCACCCGCGGCGCCTCCGCAGGCGCGGGCGGGGTCGTCCAGCCGGCGATCGTCGCCAACGAGCGCACCATCCGCCAGCTCAACTCGGGCGGTCGCAGGGCCCAGCTCGAGTTCATCCGCAAAAACAGCAGCACCGTCAACGCGGCCCTGCCGCAGAGGCGCCGAAGGCGCAGGTAGAATAGTCATCGTGAAGGTCAACGCCAAGAACTTCGACGCCAACTGGACCGCTCGCGGCGAATGCCTCGAGTGGCACGGCGTAGTGGACCGAGACGGCTACGGCATTTTCGGAGGGCAACACGGTGCTCCGACCAAGTCTTGCCGGACGCATCGCATCGCTTGGGCCCGCGCAAACGGCAAGGGGCCTGGAAGGTTTCATGTCTGCCACGCTTGCGATAATCCAGCTTGCGTCAATCCTGACCACCTGTTCCTGGGTACGCAGGCCGATAACATGGCCGACATGGATAAGAAAGGTAGGCGCCCTTCTGGTGTTGAGGCACACCAGGCCAAGCTGACCTCTAAGGAGGTAGCCGAGATCCGCACCCGCTACGCGCAAGGGGGCATCACTCAAAAGGCCCTCGGCCGTCTCTACAACATTTCACAGATGCAAGTTTCCAGAATCGTTCGCCGCGAGCAGCGGCAGGAGAGTTAGAGTCATGGCGGTAGTTTGGGTAGAAGGTTTCGAGACCCACACCAATACCAACCAGCTCGCGCGCAAGTACGCGACGGTCTCCGGCTCCGTCTTCACGGAGCCCGGCCGCGTGTTCGGCACCAGCATCGAGCCCAACTCGCTCGTCCTGGTGACGCCTTCGCTCGGGACGGACAACACGTTCATCATGGGCATCGGCGTCAGGATGCTGTCGAATTTCAGCACGATCGAGACCGGCGCCCAGGGCTTCTACGTCGAGACGGGCTCGAGCGAGCAGTGCCACGTCGAGATCGAGTCCGACGCCTCCAACGGGTTCCGCTTCCAGCTCTACCGCGGCGCGACGTTGATCGACTCGACCAGCTACACCGCCTTCGGGAGCTGGGTCTACCTCGAGGTCAAGATCACGGTCCGCACGGGCACGAACGGGGCCTACGAGATGCGCCTGAACGGCGCGACCGACACCTCGGGGACCAGCGTGAACCTCGCCGCCAGCGGCGGGGACGGCTGGGACGTGTTCTCCCAGAGATGGTCCGCGAGCTACAACACGCGCCTCGAGCTGGACGACATCTACATCGCCAACGGCACGGGCTCGGTGAACAACGACTTCCTCGGCCCGCAGACGGTCGAAGGGATCGAGGTCGACACAGACGGCGCGACGAACCAATGGACGCCTGCCACCGGCTCGGACAACTCCAACATGGTCGACGACCTGGGCACCTCGAACCCGGTCGACACGAACAACTACAACGGCTCGGACACGAACACGAACAAGGACCTGTTCAACTTCACCGACCTGACCGACACGGCCGGCACCATCAACGCGGTCCAGCTCGGGGTGCAAATGGCGATGGCCTCGGCCGGCACGCGAACGGTGAAGACCAAGTACCGCGACCCGGACACGACCGAGGCCGACGGCACGAGCCACGTCGTGGACTCCACGAGCTACGACGAGTTCACCGAGGTCTTCCAGCAGAACCCGGCCGCCACGGCCACCTGGGACTCCACGGACATCGACGGCGGACAGTTCGGAATCGAGGTGGTCTCATGAGTTTGCTCTGGCTTGAAGGATGGGAAGCCTCGTGCTTCGACGACACGCTCTCCCGCTACTACGACGCCGTCACGATCGGCTCGACGTTCACGGACGTTGCGAACGGCGGCGCCACGCTCACCAGCGGCACGGCGGCACGCATCACCGGGCAGCTCGACATGACCACGCCGGTCCTGTCGGCGTCGAACCAGACGGACTTCATCATCGGGTTCGCGTTCCGGGCCGGCGACGCCATCGGTCTCCAGCGGTTCGGCGAGGACCCGGTCGCGTTCGGCTTCGCCAACTCCGACGGCGAGCAGTGCCGCATCGAGTTCTACGACGACGACCCGAGCCCGGCGGCCCAGGGGCAGAACTTCTACCGCATCCGCTTCATGCGCGGGGCGACGGAGCTGTGCGCCACGGACCAGGCGTTCTACGTCTCGAACAACGACGAGGACTGGATCTACTTCGAGTTCAAGGTCAGCATCAACAACTCGACCGGGTCGGTCGTGGGCCGCTACCGCTACACGCAGAAGCCGTCCCGCAACCCGTCGGGCGGCTGGACCACGCTGACCTGGGACGCCGCGAACACGAGCCTGGACACGCAGAACCAGACCTCGGCCGGCGCCGACCGGATGCCGCTGACGCTCTGCAACTGCCGCTTCGACGACTGGTACGTCTGCGACAACACCGGCACGAAGAACAACGACTACCTCGGCAAGGTGGTGATCGTGCCGCAGAAGCCCGCGGGCGACGGCGCCACGACCGACTTCGACCTGGCCGGCGGGGCCTCGTCCACGCAGGACGCCTGGGACGAGCCGGTCGACTCCAACGTGTCGCTGGGCGACGACGGCGACCGGCTCTCGACGGATGCCACGAACGAGGTCCACCTCGCCACGATGGACGCCGTCTCCGGCCTGACCTCCGCGGCCACCATCCACGGGCTCCGGCTCGACCTGGTGGCTCGAATGGAGACCGCCGGCGACCTGGACATCGTCCACCGCTACCGGAAGACGACCGGGACCCCGGCCGAGACCGACGGCGGCTCGTTCAACGTCGCCACCACGGCCTACGAGGCGCACTCCGACATCCAGGAGGACGACCCCAACACCGCCACGGCCTGGGACATCGGCGACCTGGACAGCTACCAATTCGGGGCCCGGAACGGCGGCTGATCGGGTAGGATTCAGGAGGCATGGTAGAAGTACGCGCAACACGGCTCGCGGCCGAGGTGCTGGCGGGCGAGGGCACGTCCGCCGGCGTCACGCGCCTGGACGCCCAGGTGGCGGCCGCGACCGACGGCACCGCCGAGGTGCGCGCGACGCGCCTGTGCGCCGAGGTGCTCTCGAGCCCTCCCCCGTCCGGGTCCGTCACGCGCCTGGACGCCCAGATCGCGGCTGCGACCGACGGCACCGCTGAGGTGCGCGCGACGCGCCTTGCCGCCGAGGTGCTGGCCCAAGAGGCCAAGATCGGCACCGTCACCCGCCTGGACGCCCAGATCGCGGCTGCGACCGGCGGCACCGCTGAGGTGCGCGCGACGCGCCTCGCCGCCGAGGTGCTGGCCCGCGAAGGCGCGTCCCGCTCCGTCGCGCCGCTCGACCTCGCCGACGACGCCTACCTCTTCCTGCACAACTGGGTCACGAGGTCCCAGATGGTCTCGTCCTTCCTGACCGACGTGACGTTCTCGCCCGACAGCGGGGCCGAGTCGCGCCGCGGCCTGGGCGCCAGACCCGCCCGGGAGGTGTCGCTCGAGTGGCTCATCGCCGACGACGACATCGAACTCGAGCGGTTCGAGGTGCTGCTGCGGCGCATGACGGAGGGCCGCTTCCAGGTCCCGATCTACATGGACCAGGTGGAGCTGGCAGCCGGCTACGACTCCGCCGACACGGCCCTCGCGTTCGACACGACCCGCGGCCGGTGGTTCGACGGCGGCCGCATCGCCATAGTCCAGCTCGACGCCTCCAACCAGGTGGAGAGCATCTCCTGGCACCTGATCGACTCGCTCGACGACTCCAACGTCTACCTCTCCGCGGCGCTCGGCGCCGACGTGGCGGCCGGCTCGCTGGTCTTCCCCATCATGGACTGCGAGGCGATCCTCGAGCTGGAGGTGGAGTTCATCACCGCGCGCGTCGCCCGCTTCACGCTCGAGGCCGCGGAGGCGCCCGGCCCGTCGCAGCTCCCCGCGCTCAAGGCGGACACGCCCTCCGGCTTCGACACCCTCGATGGTGCCCCGGTGTGGACGGAGCAGCCGGACTGGACCTCGCCGGTGAACCGCGGCCGCCTCCGCTACGGCAGCGTCGCCACCGACGCCCGGGCCCCGTTCGTCGACCTCCAAGCGAACCGCGGGCGCGTCACGCACGACTACGTCATCTCCGGCGAGCGGGCCGACATCTGGCCGGCCGTCGAGTTCTTCGAGACCCGCCGCGGCCAGCTCCGCTCGTGGTGGCACGCGGACCTCGACAGCACGTTCACGCCCATCAACATCGACGCGACGGGCGGCTTCGTCTCGGTCTCCGTGCTCGGCGACCTGACCGACTTCGACCAGGAGTTCGACCACGTCGCCGTGGTGATGGTCGACGGCACGGTCTACGCGCGGGCCGTCGACAACATCCAGCTCGCCCTCGGCGTGTTCCGCATCACGCCGAACACGAACTTCCCGGCCGGCCTGGCCCTGAGCGACATCGCGCGCGTCTGCCGCCTTCGGCGCACCCGCTTCGCCGAAGACTCGCTCGTCGAGGTCTGGACGCACACGAACTACTGCGAAGTGCAGGTCTCCGTCGTCGAGACGCTGGACGAGCAGAACTACGAATCCTGAGGAGGCACCGATGGCATCTGGCAACGCGCAACCCGAGAAGGAGTCCTTCCTGCTGGTCCTGTTCCGCTACGGCGAGGACCAAGGCGTGGAGGCTCGGTACACCAACTGGGACGAGGACTACTCGGCGTACTCGTCGGAGCCGCGCATGAAGGTCGTGGTGCCCAAGAACACGGGCTCCCTGGACACGGACGACCTCGAGATCGGCCTGCCGCTCGACGCAGGCTTCGTCACGATCCTCACCGCGCCGACCGCATTCAGCGACACCTACGTCGAGGTGCGCGAAGTCACCCGCCCGCTGGCCGGCGGCGGCTCGTTCAACATCAAGGTGCTGTTCACCGGCAAGGTGACGGAGGTGGTGCGGAACTACGAGGGCCTGTCGAACTACGCCGGCATCTTCGCCCAGACCGCCAAGGCGCGCCTAGACTTCCCTCTCATGCCGCCGACGACGCACCAGTGCAACTGGCAGGTGTTCAAGGCGCCCTGCGGGGCGAACCAAGGGATCCACGAGATCGTCGCCGAGATCGACAGCCTCGACGGGCTCGAGGCCACGGCCACGGACCCCAACCTGGCGGCCCAGGCGGGCGCGGACGACCGCTACTGGCACCGCGGCTTCCTGGAGAAGGGGGGCCTGCGGATCTACGTCCGCGAGTACGACGGCTCGGTCGACGACACGAAGTTCCGCCTGGCCGCCGTGCCGCCCGACTCGTGGATCGGCAACAGCCAGGACATCAAGTTCGTCGCCGGCTGCGACAAGACCATCGAGACCTGCCGGTCGCGCTTCTCCCAGGAGGCCAACTTCTCAGGCATCGGCTACGCGATGCAGCCCTACAACCCGAACTGGGAGTCGCCCCAGTGAGCGTCCACACCTTCCGCCCGAAGATGGACTGGACGGCTGGCACCATGCCGCGCCCGGCGATCCAGGCGCTCTCGTGCGCGCTGGACGAGTGGCGAGGCACGCCATACGCCTCGGGCCAGTCGATGCGCGGCCGCGGGGCCGACTGCATCGGCGCCCCGTTCGGCGTCATCGACCAGCTCGAAGGCACGCGCCGCACCTACCGGCCGGAGTTCCCCGGCGACGCGGCGATGCACGACAGCGCCGGCGCGTTCGCCGCCCTGCGGCGCCTGCTGACCCTCTACGGCGACAGCGAGCGCCTGCGCGCCGCCCCGAGCGAGCGCCTCGAGGTCGAGCCCGGCGACCTGGTGGTCTGCGGGGCCGTCGGCGGCGGCCCGGGGCACCTCATGATGGTCGGCCCTCGCCGGAACGAGCTGTGGCACGCCACGGCCGGCGCCGGCTTCCACCAGTCCGGGTGGGCCCTCTTCACGCACCAACGACTGATCGGGGCCTGGCGCCTCGGAGGCAAGCACTCATGGAGCTGACCGAACTCTTCTTCGCCGCCCTCGACCCTGGCACCAGCTTCGCCGTGGGCCTCGGCCTGTCGATCCTCGCCGGCCTGCTGCTCGACGAGGACGACCCGATCGACGCGGACAAGCCCTCGACGCTCTCCACGCGCGGCTCCTACCCGTCGTGGATCTGCGGCCGCAACCTCGTGGCGCCCGTGTTCTCCTGGGCCGGCCTCTCGGAGCGAGAGGTCCGGTCCGAGGACGTGGAGGGCGGCAAGGGCCTCGGCGGCCCCGAGCAGGACGTGTTCTACGAGCCTGGCCTGCACCTGCTCACCTGGGGCGCCTGCAACCGCCTCCAGGGGATCCTGCAAGCCGGCAAGTGGATTTTCAGCGGGCCCATCACCTCCGAGTCGCACCCGTCCGGCACCACGGTCGACCTGGGCAAGGAGGGCGCCTTCACGATCTACTGGGGCGAGGTCGACCAGCCGATCAACACCTACCTGGGCGACGCAAGCCGGCTCGGCATCTCCAGCCGCTGGCCCTACGCCTGCTACATCGTCTGGAACAAGAAGCGCCTGGGGCCCTCGCCCAACTGGCCCGACCTCAAGTACGTCCTCGAGCGCCAGCCGAGCACGACGCTCATCACGCAGTCCGACGGCTGGTATCCTGACGAGCAGACCCTCACGGGGCGCACGTTCCAGGTCGACGCCGCGGTGGCGGACGCCGACGAGGACGTTGGCTACATCCAGATCGACGACGACTGGAGCCAGTCGATCTTCCCCGAGCAGCAGGTGGAGCTGTCCGGCAACGGCCTGGCCGACGGCACCTACACGGTCCTCCGCGTCGAGACCGCGCTCAACGCCACCGGCAACACGACGGGCGGAGGCATCTCGATCACCAACCCCAAGACCCGGATCTTCCTGGAGGGCGGCACCGCCGGGGCCGACTCGAACGGCACCATCCAGCTCTACGAGGAGCAGCTCACCAGCGGTATCAACATCGCGCACGGGATCGCCGAGGCGCTGTTCGAGCCGTTCCCGTTCGGCGCGGGGATCGACCCCGCGGACAAGACGGAGCGGTGGGACCTCGACTCGCTGGAGGCCCTCGGCCTCGAGGCGGAGTCGGCCGAGTGGCGGTCCAGCCTCATCCTCAAGCAGGGCGAGACGCTCGAGGACCTCATCGGCGCCGCTCTGCTCGACCACAGCGCGATGCTCACGCTGGACGGCTCGGGGCGCTACACCTTCAAGACCATCCGCGAGCCCAGCGGCACCCTGCCGAACTTCCAGGCGGAGGTCTACGGCGGCGCGCTGCCGGAGGTGCGCACCGACCGCGGCCGCAACCGCACGACGCGCGTGATCTACTCCTTCAAGGAGGCCCGGAGCCGCTACGGCAAGCGCACCATCAAGGCGGACAACGACGGCGACGCCCGCTACGCCGAGATCGCCAAGGCCGAGGAGGTCACGCTCTCGACCACCGTGCGCTACGAGACCGCGGCCCTGCTCGCCAACATCCGCGAGCCTCAGGACCTCTCGAAGCACTCCCAGCTCACCCTCCAGCTCTCGCGCGAGGCGCGCGACCTGGTCCCTGGCGACGCCATCACGATCGAGGGCTTCGACCAGGTGATGCGGGTGGTGGACGTGCAGGTGGAGCCCGACAGCGAGGTGGTGGACGTGTCGGCGATCGTCGACGCCTTCGGCGTGCCCAAGTCGACGTTCGTGCCCGACGACGGCGGCGGGGACGTGGACCTGGATCCTCCCTTCCAGGACGAGTTCGCGTGGGTCGAGGTGCCCGAGCAACTGCTCGGCGCCTTCCCGCAGGTCCCGGCCATCGTGGTGCCGCGCATCCGCAACTCGAGCGGGGTCTACGCCACGACGATCCACCTCTCCGGCGACAACTCGACGTACATCATCGACTCGACCACGCGAGGGCTCGCCACGGGCGGCCTGCTGGACGAGGCCCTCTCGGCCGACGGCCCGAGCTTCGTCGCCCAGGGCCCGGAGTTCGAGGAGGAGGGGCCCGACAACGGCTCCACCCTCGACCTGTCCTCGGACCTGACCAACTGGGGGCTGGGGCGCCAGCTCGCCGTGATCGTGTCGACGAACGGGGTCGAAATCTGCTTCCTCCAGAAATCCACGCTCGTCAGCGGCACGACGCGCCGCCTCGACGGCCTCGCGCGCGCCCGCTACGACACGAGGAAGCTGGACCACCCCATCGGGTCGCGCGTCTACATCTTCGACTCCGACGACCTCGAGCTGCTCCGCGACCCGCTGATCGCCGCCGGCGAGACGCTCTACGTCAAGTCGCAGCCCGAGTCCACCGGCGGGCAGGCGTCGCTGGCGGCAATCCCCGGGTACGGCGACACCCTCTACGGCAAGGGCGCGAAGCCCGTCGCCCCGGACTACGCCTACGTCCGCGCGCCCGCGCGCAACGTGCCGGCGTTCCAGACGGGCGACGACCTGACGCTCTCCTGGGCCATCTCCACCGGCACGACCTCGACCGGCGCCGGCGCGCAGAACGCCGGGCAGGTGATCGGCGAGCCTGAGATCCCCGGCGGGGTGGAGCTGCTGTTCTACACGGCCGGCGACTCCCTGGTCGGCAACATCACCGTCGACGGAAACGTGACCGAGTACGATCTCACCAACGCGGAGCTGGTCTCGCTGTTCGGCAGCGAGCCCTCCTCCTTCCTTCTCCGGGTCCGTCACGTCGCCAACGGCCAGACGAGCCCGACCACCGACCCCCTGACCATCACGAGGATCTGATCATGGCACGCCCGACCAAGAACGACATCAACTCCGGCATCCAGAGCTGGGATGCTGCCATCGACGACAACGACGAGGTCCTGTTCAACGCCCCGCTCCCCATCCACGAGCACACGGGCGACGAGTCCGACCTGGCCTCGACCTTCGCCGCGGCGAGCTACGACCGCTGCGCCGTGTGGGTCGACCACACCACGCTCGGCTGGTCGCTCTACGTCAGCGACGGCACGAACTGGGTCCGCACGGTCGCGATCGAGCAGCGGCCGACCGTCGCCGACGCCACCGACGCCGCCTCGGCCATCACGCAGGTCAACGCGGTCATCGCCGCGCTCCAGGACCACGGCCTCATCCAGTGAGCAAGCCCGCGCGCCCGCGCGCGAGCTGTCTGCTGGGCCCTGCCGGAGCTTGCCTCCCTCCGGTGGGGCCCCTTTCATATGCGGGAACAGGCTACAGAATCTGATCCTATTCGCGCACATGAATCCTTGCGTGCGCAGGCATACCGTGGTAGGGTTCGTATCGCGGCGCTCCCCTCCAGGCGCCGCAGGGCCTGCCGCGCGCCCGTCACGAGCGCGGCCCCGAGACAGGTCCGCGAGAGGGCCTCGGCGACCGGGTCACGACGCCGGAAGGGGCCTGGCAGCGAGCGCGCCGCGCCGGCCCCCCTCTCGCTCTCTCCTGCACGAAGAAGGCCCCGGACGACTCGTTGGTCGTGCCGGGGCCTGCGTCGATCCTGGGGCTTTACAGGGCCTCTGGAGGGGAAGGGGTCAGGGTGATGCCCTGGGCCAGCATCTGGGCCCGGATGGCGCTCGCCGGCACGACGTGGGAATGGTGCCCGGCGAAGCGGCGGGTGCTGATCGCGACCACGATGGCGACGATGTCGCCGTCGGCGTCCAGGAGCGCGCCGCCGGAGTCCCCCGGGGCGCAGGGGCCGCTCGAGCAGGTCTGCTCGAGGCAGCCGTAGTGGCGCGAGAAGCGGTGCGTCCCGTAGCCCCAGCCGGTGAGCATCAGCTCCTCGCCGGGCACGATCGGCCGCGCGTCGAGAGGCCACACCTCGAGCCCGTGGGGCCTCTCGGTCCTGAGGAGCGCCGCGTCGAGCCCCTCGAGGTGGATCACCTCGACCACGGGGAGGCCCTCAATCTGGAAGGACATGGCCGCGAAGGGATCGTACCGCGGAGGGGCGACGACGTGGTCCGCGGTCAGGAACAGGTCCGGGCCGATCGGCTGGCCGGTGCCGGTGGCGAACTCCCGCCCGTTCGCGAAGACCTCGACGAGGTGGGAGACCCGCTGGTGCAAAGCGACAGGCTCCGGGGCGGGGGCGGGCGAGGCGCAGGCCGTCAGAACGGCGAGCGCGAGGGGGAGGGATTTTTGCATTTCAGACCTGCTTTGTAACGGGCGGCAGCGGCTTTGGCACCGCCCCCGCGACCGCGGACGAGAAGGATGACGCTGTCGCATCGGTGGACCGTACCGCACTCGCGGCAGACCCTGCGGGAGAACTGGCGGTCCTGGACCGCGTAGGAGTGGGTGACGTGGACTCTGCCTCCGCAGCCCGGAGCCTGGCACTTCATCGCTTCCTCCGCCGGCCCGTGGTGCCGACCTTGTGATCCTGGGGATCCTTGCGCACCATGCGCGCCTCCCCCATGAGGTGAGGGTAGAACGCCATCACGATGGCGTCCGCTCGGTCGGGAGACTCCGTCACCTCGAGCCGCTTGCGCCACTCGTCCTTCGTCTCCACCTTGATCTTGCCCTTGCGGTCGATCGCGTACTGCCGCGTCGAGAGCTGCTTGAGCAGCCGCTGGTCCTTGGGCAGGTAGCAGATCCGCTCGCGCACCAGCTCGCGCAGCGCGAACCACGCCTCGCTGTATTTGTCGGCGAACTGCTTGTCGAACGGGCGGCCCTGCGTGTGGAACTCGAGCACGCGCTTCTTCGCGCGGTAGAACTGCCCGAGCACGCCCTGGCCCATGCCGCCGGCGTCGGGGACGTACCAGGTGTCCTGGTCGTCCCAGCCGGCGTCGCTCTGGAGCGTCATCGCGTAGTCGGCCACGTCGGTCGGCTCGCGCTTGACGAAAATCTGGTAGTCGACGATGGCGAGGCCGGCGCGGCGCGCCACGACCGACTCGTCGGAGCCGTAGCGGGCGAAGTCGATGCCCAGGGCCTGGTTCCAGTCGTACAGCTCCGTGATGCCGGCGCAGCCGACCGGGTTGTTGGCCGTGCAGGCTTCCAGGTCGTGGATGCCCATGACGTTGTTCGGATCTTCGCGCGGGAACTCCCCGAGCACGCGCACGCGGTACACGTCGGAGTCCTTGCCGTACTCCGCCGCCACCATCCGGTTGCGGTCGGGCGACACGATGTGCGGGTAGTCGCGGGCCGTGTCCTCGGCGTTGAAGTGCAGGCAGTGCCACAGGTCGCGGTTCGTCGTGAAGAAGTCGTAGAACTTGCACGACGACGTGTTCGGGTTCCCGATCGCGAGGAACATCGAGTCAGGGTTCGACAGCGTGCCCTGGATGGTCTCGATGATCTTCGGCGACACGCCGGAAGCCTCGTCCGCGATGAAGGTCAGGTGCTTCTCGTGGATGCCCTGGAGGTTCTCCGGGCGGCTCGCCGTCGCCGTGCGGATCTCCCAGGTCGGCTTCCCCAGCACCTGGACCTTCGTGCCGTAGCACTTCATGATCTTCTGCATGAGCGGGTGCGCGTCCTTGAGCAGGCGCGCGCACTCGTCGACCCACTGCTTGCACTGGCGCATCGACGGGCTGGTGACGACCACGAGGGCGCCCTCGTAGCGGAGCACGCGCCACATGGCGAGGATGGCCGACGCCGTGGTCTTGCCGGGCCCCTGGCCGGAGCGAACCGCGATCCGCTTCTTGCGCTTCGAGACCGGCATGGTCGACTCCGCCTGGGCGATGGCGAACAGCTCCTCCTGCTGCCAGGTGGGCTGGAAGTTCAGCCCCTCCTTGGCGAACAGAACGATGTCCCCACGCCACCGCTCGAGGAGCGGAGCGATCTGCCGGCCGTACCTGCCCATCTACCAGACCCGCACCAGCTTGAGGCCCTCGAGGCCGCGCAGCTCGTCGAGCTTGCGGTCCATCGTCATCCAGGCGGGGCTCGACGAGCGGGCGCCGAGCGCGATCACGGTCATGACCTTGTCCCGCGCGATCTCGTCGACGTAGGCCGGCACCGGGGAGACGTACCGGAGGGTCCAGTCGTGCTTCCCGTGGACGCGCATAACATTCCAGCGCGGCCACGCGGTCTGCGACTGCATGGCCGCGTCGTAGGACTGCGTCACGCGCTCCAGGAAGGCCATGAACGGCTCCACGTCGCGCCTCGTGGGCGACGTGACGACCACGCCGGAGCCCGGGAAGTTCAGCAGGCGCCACAGGGCGCTGAGTGCGACCGCGCGCTGTGCGATCTGGTCCTCGTCGCCGGCGACCTCCAGGTAGTCGTCCCCGAAGGCCGCGAAACGCTCCATCACGTCCCTCTGGGCGCCCTCTGCATCAGCTCCGAGGCGTTGGGCGAGCAGGAGCGGGCTTTCAAGACTGCTCATGGCGGCCTCCTTGGTCTTCTGGGTCAGCATCGGGCAGAACCTCCTCGACGGTGGTTTGGACGGCCGCGAGTTCGCGCTCGAGGGCCCTCTTCTGGATGATCTCGCTCGCCAGCTTGACCCGCAGGTCGCCGATCTCGACGTGCATCCCTTCGATCTTGGTCTCGAGGCTGTGTATCCGGTCCAGGAGGGTCTGGCGGAAGTCTGAATTGCTCAGACGGCGGCTCTCGAGCCACACTTTGAGGTAGTGGACCGCCCCGCCGCCGGCGATGAGCGTCAGGCCGGCCTTGAGCCAGTCGGGAAGGTAGTCCTGGGGGAGCTGGGAGGGATCTTGCACGGTCAGGGGGAGGGTGAGGGGCCCAGAAAGGGGCGAATCAGACGGCTCCGGCCGTCTCTGCGGGCACGGCGGCGAGGATTGCGCGCAGCCGCTCGG